GCCGGAGGCGTCGTACTGCGGAACCACGTCGCCAAGGTTCTTGTAGATCAGTCCGGCGGTCGAGCCCTTGGGGAAGATCGCCTTGATGGCGCGGGGGCTCCAACCGACCAGCCAGACGCTGGTATTGCTGGTTCCGGTGCCGCCGGCGTCGATGACGTTGCGGCCGGACAGGTATGCGGTCAGGGCGCCGTAGCGGGGCGACAGGCCGGTGAAGCCGGCCGGGTTGGTGTTCTCGTTGGCGTAGAAGATGTCGTTGGCGACCTTCTGCGAGAACCCTTCGATATGGGCCTGGTCTTCGATCATGCGGTGGACGCGCTCGTCATCGCCGATCAGGGCGATGCGCTTGTCCACGATGGAATAGTCGGTGAGCTGGCCGAAGCGGTCCTGCCACTGCATGGTCAGGGACTTCGAGGACCAGTTCCCTTGGTTGACGGCGCGGTACTGCGGGATCGGCAAGCCGACGCGGACAGTCTCTTCGTTGCCGTTGGGCAGATTGCCTTCGACCCAGATGATGTCCTTCATGACATCGTTGCACTGGGACAGCAGTTCATTGACATCGGCGGCCGACCCATCCGGGTTCGAGCGGCGCGCCCAGTCGAGCAGGTTCGGCAGCAGATTTGCCATTGGTCTATCTCCGAGATGCAGCGTCATCCGACGCGGCGTTGTTCAAAGTGGGCGCCTCGACGATGGCGGCGCCATCAGGGAGGTTAGGTGGACCGTCTCACGACGCTCCGATCTACTTGCCCAAGGCAGTTCTACTTCGATTTCGGGCCGTACATGGCCGTCAGCGAATCGACTTTGGCCGCCTGGCCGGAACCGGGGGCCGGGGTCGCCTGCTTGGCAACGGCGGAACCGACGCGGTTGAGGTAGCGGATCATGAGGGGGTGGTTACCGGCGCCGGTCTCACGCAGCATGCCGTAGAAGTCGGTCAGCTCGGTCGAGCCTTCGGAGCCGTCGAGGAATGCGTTGGCGCCCGCCTTGGCGGTGGTCAGCACGGTATCGCGCTGCTTGCCGAACTCGTCGAGGCTGGCCCTCTCCCAGCTTTTGCGCTGGTCGGAGATCTTCTGCAATTCGGCGCCGGCTTCGGTCTGGGCGGCGGCGGTGGCGGCTTCGACCTGGGCTTGGGCTTCGGCGCGGATAGCCTCAACCGCGCCCATCAGCTTTTCGGCGTGCAGAGCGACGAGAGACTGGCCGAACGCCTGGGCGTCCTCCTTGCTCATGCCGGTCTTGGCCGCCATGCCGGCGAGAACGCCGAGGAAGGGCGCGGCGGCTTCTTCGTTGTAGCTCAGGCCCTCGGGCACCGCGAAGGGCTCGAAAGTGATCGGCTCGGCGGGAACCGGAGCGACATCGGCGGCCGGTTCGGCGGGCTCGGCCTTGGGCTCGTCCGGCTTCGGCTCGGGCGGCGGGGCGAGGCCGTCGAGGATGGTGGGTTCCGGCGCCGGCTTGGTGACGGCCTGAGTGGCGTCGGCGGCAACAACCGCCTCGGCCGGCGCGACAACGGCCTCCACCGCAGCAGTGACGGGAACGACTTCGGCCGCGACGGGAGCGGCTTCGGCGGTGGCGGTAACGGCTTCGTCGGCCATTCCATCTCCTGGGACGCGGCGTCTCTCGACGCGGCTTGAACGATCGGGCTAGGGCTGGAACTCGGCCGCTAGCAACTCCGACAGCAGTTGAGGAGCATATTGCCATAGATAGGACAGAAAGCGCAAGCCCGCTTTTCGCATTCCCTCGCGCTCGGCCATAATCAACGCTTCGGCCGGAACGTGAGCGGAGAATATTCCTAGGCTGGCCAGGTATTCCGCCACCCACTTGCGCCCGGCATCCTGGCCCAGCAACTGCTGAATGGCCAGTTCGCGGTTGGCCGCCGCCAGTTCCACGGTTGCAGTCGTCTCGGCCCGCGCCACCTCGCGCAGTTCATCGGTTTCCCACGGCGCCGGCTTGGCGTCCTCGCCTGGAACCCTAGGCATGGAACAGCCTTTCGCCCATCGACGCCACCACTTCGGCGTGGGACGGCGCCCGGCTGCCGGCCATGATTTCGATGTTCTTGGCCAGCGTGCGCAGCAAGTCGATGGTTTTCACCGCGGCGTCGCGGCTGAGGCTGGCCACGCTGGCTTGATTCATCAGCGCGGTCCCGGCCTGCTCCATCAGGTCCCGCATGGCGAAGGCTTGGGGCCGGCGCTGGGCGATGGCGATCTGGTGGACGCAGGCGCCCGCCTCCTTGATGTGGCGATGGGCGGCGATGGCCTGAAACAGCGGCGTGGCGACGATCAGCCCGTTGGTGGTGTTGGCGTCAGCCTCGCGCATCTCGGCGGCATAGCGCTGCATCGCCCCGATCGCCTCGTTGATGGCGGCGACGGCGCGCTTCACAATGTCCTCTTCGATTCGGTAGGTCATGGCGTCTTCCCCAGAAAGGTTGTCGGCACGCATCCGCAGATGCGGCAGAATTGGAAGGTGGCAGGGCCGTAGTCCCCCGGCAGGGCGGCCAGCGGCTTCGGCTCGTACATATGGCGGTGCCACTTGCTGCCGTCCGTCTCAACGAAGCAGTTCACCTCGGGCGCATCGGGGATGATGGATCGCATCATAGCCCCTCCAGTATTGCGTCGACGCACTCGGTCCAGACTTGCCCGATGGTGGCATCATCGTCCCAGCCTTCGGCCACGCGGGCCAGAACGGACGGCGGCAAGGTGCGCAACGTAATCAGCACCCGTCGCGCGGCACGGTCAGCATCGGACAAATAGCGCACCGGTTCGGACTGGATCGCCTTGGCGGCTTCGATGATCGCGCTCACGGCGTTTTCTCGTGCACGAGGTTCATCCGCACGCCCCGCACCATCAAATCGGCGATGGGCATTCCGTCCCATGATTTGTCCGTCTGGTCCACGGCCGCGAACATTCCCCCGCCCGGTAACCCGGTGAACATCAATCGGCCATGGGCGCGGCAGATCGCCCGCATGTCATCTGAGATTGCCGCCAGTTCCGCCCATGACACGTCAATGTGATCAGGGACATCCTTCATGGCCTGGATGCGGGCGGACATAGCGTTAAGCGCACTCATTCACTCGTCCTCCGAAAAGACCTCGTATTCGCCGCACCACAGGTCCTCTGTTACTTCTGGATAGACATACCCTCGCGTCGGGAATGTCGGCGCAGTGGGAGCGCGACGGCAGCAGCACCCGACAAACGGCGCGTGACTATCGTTGTCGAAACGCCGGAAAAACCGGCAGGCTATACATCCGTTGCTCATTCGGTGGCCCAATACCGGCAATAGTCATCGGCCAACACCACCGGGAACTGGCTCAGCCGCTTTGACGGATACGTCGCGGCCGGCGGCAGGGCGACGCAGCGCACCACGTCGCCGATGTCGGCCGCCTTCATGTCGTGGATACCCTCGGCCGGAAGCGTGGTCGGCTGGGCGCATGCGCAGGTGCGGCAGGATTTCACGGCGTCGGTCATTTGCTCCCCTTCGACGGCATCGGCCGCCCGTGCTTGGTCCCGGCCGCGTCGCGCGCCCCGGCCGGATGGTTGGCCACATGGCGGATGATCGCGGCCAGGCTGGTGGCGATGCTTTCAAGCGCGACGGCACACCGGGTGGCCGGATCGGTCGCGAGTTGCGAAGAACTCACAATGTCAGTCATGCTGCGCCATCCTGCTGGCTGGCTCCCATATTACCGCGTCCGAGCAAAGCAGACAAGGCGTTTTGCCCCCCGCCGATGTCTGTCTGGCTCAAACTGTGCGCGGCCTGGACTGCGGCAGTTCCACCGTTCTGCAACATCTGCGCCCGCTGTGCCTGCTGCTGTAGCTGCGCCTGCTGCTGGCGGATTTGCGCGACCTTATCCGGCGAGTTCATAATCTTTCCCTTGTTGCCAAGCAGATGGTTGTACTCGGCGACGGTTTCGTCCCAATCCACCAGATCCAGAACCTGCGGCTTGGTCGCGGCCAGCGACCCGACGAAGCGCGCGATCTGCTCAATTCCCGACGTGGCCGCCGCTCGTTGGGCCAACGCGATGGTCGAGATGAACTCGACATCGGGGGCGATATTGCCTAATGCCGGCGGAACCGGCGGCAGCAGGCCACGGCGCGACATGATCCCGAACACCCGGCGAAGGATGGACTTCTGGTTGCCCATCATCGAGTCGAACACCGGGCCCAACTGGCCCAGTTTCTCCGATTGCCGGATGCTGATTTCGTAGGCGGTGGCCTTGCCCGGCGGAAGGCTGTCGATCATGCGGAACAGGTCGACGAAGAAGCCGCGCTCGATCTTCTGCTCGGTGGCGGTGATCTTCGCCGTGATGGCCGGGATGTCGGGCCGGAACTCGTTGCCGTAGATCGAATGAATGCCGGGGTTGCCCTGCGACAGGTCGGCGTAGGTGATGTCGCCAGGCACCGTCGAGCTGGGCTGCTCCTTCAACCGGATGTCGGCGACCATCGGCGGGTGGACCACCTTTTCCAGCGCCTCGGCCAACCGGCGTTCGAGAACCTGAAGCATCTTGATGTCGCAGATGACCGTCTGGCCGGGGCCACGGCCGTAAGCGTCGTTGCTCTGCTGGTCCCAGCGCGAAACGATGAATGGCGCCTCTGGGAAGCCGGCGACCGAAAGCGGGCCTTCCTCGCTCTTGCCGTACAGCCAGTAGACTTCGCGCCAGGCGGCGTGGTTGCCGGTGACCTTGCCGGCGCCCTTGCCGTCGAGTTCATAGTTCGGCTCGATGGCGTGACCGACCGTGTATTCCTGCTCCAGCGCCGCGCCTTTCTCCGCCCAGGCATTGCGGATGGCCGGCGGGCAATTGTCGAGGCCGAAGTAATCGACAATCTGGCTGACGGTGTAGACGAACAGCCGGAAGATCGCGTTGTCTTTCTCGCGCGCCCCACTGGATAGGTAATACTCGCCGAGAGCCGGGACGTAGAACCGAACGATGTCCACTTGATCTTCGTACATCAGCAGCGGCGATGTCCCGAACGCCGATACGTCTCCGCACAGACTGTTCCAGCAGCGATAGAAGTTTGAGTTGTTGAGAACGGCGTAAACGCGGTTCTGGCTCTCGTCGAGCCATTCCTGGACGCCAGGCTGCTCGAGCATGTCGTCGCGGGCGGTAAACACGAACCACGGCCGGGCCGGCGAGGCAAGACCGCCAGCCAGCCCGGCGCGGCAGATGTCCAGGGCCTGGATGCCGGTCGAATTGATGATGGCGTTGTTGATCTCTAGCCCGCGCAGCATCGATCCCGGCGACGGCTCCCCGCTCGGGGATTGGGTCAGCCACAGCGAGCGGCGGGGCAGCAGGTAGACGGACAGGTCCTGCCAGGACGACAGCCACCACGAGGTCCGCCAAGCGTGCAGCGAGGCGCGGCGCGATTCAAGATGCTGGCGTGTGGTCGGCCAGTCCTTGATCAGCGCCTTCGGCAGCTGGGCCAGGTTCCCGGCGTCGCCCGGCTCAAGCGCCAGCAGCGAGGTATCGCCCGTCGCGTAATAGGGCAGCTTCGGCTTCTTGGCCGACTTCGCGGGCGGTTGGGTAGTCTCGTCGGCCATGCCGGTCTATCTCCGAGATGCGCCGACATCACGTCGGGGCGTCGTATCTGTCGCCGGTCACGCGGTAAGGTAGGAACCCGCTACCGGATGTCGTGGTTGGTTTCTTGACCTAGGCCACTCTTCGACTAAAGCCTAGCCAGCGACACGCGCTGGTTACCCCAAAAGCGTATTGCCGGCCGTCGCGGGGGCGAGCGCCCCCTGGCCGGACGTGGCGACGGTGCCGCCCATGCCCATCATCCCGGCGGCGGCGGCGGCCCTGGCTCGGGCGGAGGCGGCGGTGAGGGCGACGGTGGGATCGGCCTGTGTCGCGGGCGCGGCTGCTGGCGGCGCGGCCGGGATTGACGCTGGGGACGGCAT